GGCATGGGGAAGAGGACATGATTGAGTGGTTGAATCGGTGGGTAAAGCCTCCTATCGATATCTTTGATTACAAGACGTATGGTTACAAAAACAGGCCAGATAATAAGTGTTGGTGCGGTGGTGGACTTGTTCGGTTTTACAGTAAGGGCTACAGTCAGTGTGTTGATCTGGAATCATGCGGTCGGAAGTATGATACTGACGACGGTGTAGAGATAAAGCATCAACGATAAGGAGATAGGATAATGGCGTGGCAAGAAGACGATGATGAGTCGAAGGATAAGCGGTACGAGTGCCGAGCGTGTGGCGATCCGTGTGAAGAGGATGGTTCGTTGTGCGAAACGTGTGACTATCTGTTAGATAAGGAAGACAGTAAGGATTAGGGATGAACGATAGGATAAAGGAATTAGTGAAGCATATTACTGCTGCAAACAATAGGTTTTACCATGCGGCGCAGTGTGTGGCTGATGAGAAGGAGATTAAGTTGAGAGTGAGTAAATGCTTAGAGGCGTACGATGCGTTGAGCGATGCGCTTGATGCTGGCGTGATGCGTGAACCGTGGGAAAGGGGGGAGTGATATGCCAGGTATGCCGGAGAGAAGAAGGCGTAACGAGATGGCCGATAAGAAGATGGCAGATGCGTTCTTTTGGGAGGATCTGTTCACTAGGGTGAGTCATGGGTTGTCGATACAGGAGTACGCCAAGACGAGGGACGTACCGTACAAGCGGATGATGGCACGGATTAAAGAGGATGAGGCGTTGAGCCAAGGGTTGGATGAGGCTAAACACGCTAGGGCTTGGGGGTATTTTGAGGATGTGGATAGGGTTACTGACCTGGTAGAAGAGGGGAAGATAGACCCGAACTCTGGGAGGGTGGTGATACAGTCACGGCAGTGGCAAGCTAAGATGATGAACAGGCAAGACTTTGGTGATAGGCAACAGGTAGAGCTGAAGGTGGAAGATGTAACGCAGAAGCACCTTGATGCAGTGCGTCAGATGTCAGCACCGGAGGTTGTTGAGGGTGAGGTGATAAGGGGTGAGGACGACGGTTGAGCCGCACCGTCGCACCGGTCCACGCACCCGCGCGATTGTACCGCTATTTAACATAATCTGGCAATCAACACCGTACCTAAGAACAGGGTTGTCCGAGCAGTAAAGTGCTAGGACAGTGGGTTGACGGTAACTTTGACGGTAACTGCTGACCTGGTGCATCAGTAAACCTAAGTAAATCAATGACTTAGTATGCCAATGTGATCCCTGTACTCGCCTCCACATCGGCCTAGGGTGCCAACCGGCTGCCTGGATGACCTCGATGCCCCCCCTTCGGCCCAGCGGCGGGGGTCATGATAATTATCACCCCCTGACACACACGAACAACCCCCCACCTAATTTAAAAAATAATAAATAAAATCCTTGCTAATACTTAGATATAAGTACATACTGTAGTTGAATTCAACAACAACCAACCGGAGAGAATCATGAAATACCTAAGATTATTAACTGGCCACCAAGACCCAAAGTTATCGAAGATCGAACTGTTCTACAGTAGAAAGAACGCTGAAGGCTCAGCGAAGGAGTTCAACGATGAGATCATTGAGGATGAGTACGATGGTAACGAGGATGCTTGGTTGAATGATGGCAACGCGCAAGCGTACTCAGTTGTTGATCTGGATATTCAGTTCCCATCAGGTGCTGATGGTGACTATGGTTTGCGTAATGATTTTTTCAACTTCAGAGCAGTGATCGATGGCGTTGACTACGAATGTCAGTGCTGTGCTGATGGTGCTGGTAGTATTGATTTTAGGGATTGTGGCTATGATGATGGCATGACATCAGAGGTTAATGAGGATTTGGCCCAGCTTGTCGGATGGGATGGAGTGCTTGAATTAATCGAATACGCCCATGCTCAGTGGGAAAACGAACCACCAGCGAAGGAGAGAAAAAGGCATATAGAATTGTTAGCCAACGCATGGCCTCGCTCGTCTAAACCCAAACAAACTCATTAAGGAACCCAACTAATGGCTAGAAACACACCAGAAATCAACGCCCGCCACCAACGGGAGTTTGGTGAGCGAATGAAGGAGCAAGGGCTGGTAAAAAGGTGCTTTTGGGTAAAAAAGGAGAAAGTGGAAGAGATCAAGGAATACATCAAGATTATTAATAATGTGGTTGGAGTAAAATAGGGAAAAGTACCGTCGCTACTATATTAAAAGAGGCAGCATGCACAAAAACCCATACATAGATTTCATCGCCAAGTACCGGAGCAATCCGGTGCTGTTCGTTAAGGACGTTCTGCAAGTTCACCCAGACGAGTGGCAAGCTGAGTTTCTAAGTCACATTGCCAGTGGCGAGAGGAAGATCAGCGTTCGATCTGGTCACGGTACTGGCAAGTCCACCGCAGCAAGCTGGGCGATGGTCTGGTACTTAACGACAAGGTTCCCATGCAAGATCGTGGTCACCGCGCCTACGTCATCCCAACTATTCGATGCGCTGTTCGCAGAGCTTAAAAGTTGGATACGCAATCTCCCGCCATACGTCGGTGAGTTGTTTGAAGTGACAAGCGACAGGGTGGTACTTAAAGCAGCGCCAAGTGAAGCGTTTATATCGGCACGGACAGCAAGGGCAGAAACGCCCGAAGCGTTGGCTGGTGTGCATAGTCAGAACGTCTTACTGGTCTGTGACGAAGCGTCTGGGATCGATGAGAAGGTGTTCGAGGCAGCAAGTGGCTCAATGTCTGGTCACTCAGCAACGACTGTATTATTAGGTAACCCAACCCGATCATCTGGCCTGTTCTACGACACCCATCACCGGGTTAAAGCAGACTGGAAGACCATGCACGTTAGTTGTTTAAAATCCCCCCGCGTGAGTGACGAGTTCGTTAGGGAGATGGAAGTAAAGTATGGAGCTGAAAGTAACCAGTTTAGGGTGCGTGTGCTTGGTGAGTTTCCATTAAAAGAAGACAACACCGTTATCCCAGCCGATACGGTCCAGTCTGCTCAGAAACGAGACATCGAGAGTGATCCCGATACCGTTCCGGTGTGGGGGTTGGATGTTGCTCGGTTCGGTGCTGATAGCAGTGTTCTAGCGATCAGACACGGCAACGCCATTACAGAGTTAATATCCTGGAAAGGACTGAGCTTAATGGAGTTAACCGGGCGGGTGGTAGATCGGTACAACGGTCTGATCCCAAGGCAGCGACCAACCGAGATCCTAGTCGATAGTATTGGGCTAGGCGCTGGCGTGGTAGATCGGCTGCAAGAGCTGGGCCTACCGGTCAGAGGGATTAACGTGGGTGAAGCAAGCTCTATGAGTGGTACTTATCTGAATCTGCGGGCAGAGCTGTGGTTCAAGCTGAAGGATTGGCTGGCTGCAAAGGACTGTAAACTGCCAGTTGATAGTGCCTTATTCTCCGAACTAGTGTCGCCCAGGTACCAGTTTACGTCCAGCGGTAAGATGAAGATCGAATCGAAGGACGAGATGCGTAAAAGGGGACTACCGTCGCCCGATAAAGCCGATGCGATCTGTTTAACGCTGGCAAGTGACGCAGCGACTGCCACTTTTGGATCAAAACACAGCGTTCAATGGAAGAAACCATTGAAAAGAGCGGTGAAAGGAGTAGTATAGTAACTGTCGATGTTTGTTGGGCAACAGCATAACACCTGACAATGTCTGAGGTTCCTTGTACGGTCCACAAAAGACAGTGTGGCCTGATCGGTGCTCGATACACCGGTTGGGCTTTTTAATGCCTGAGATACGCAGCGTGGTATAATTACTCCGTCGGTAATTGTTTCCTCATAACACTTCTCCGATAAAAGCTCGGTCCTTTTACGCGATAGGGGATCGGGCTTTTTAATGCCGTAAATAGGGCAGAAACCCCACAAATACTTAGAAATAAGGCGTAAATAGGGACAGTTCCCCACTTTCATAGTCAAAACACCACCATAAGCGTATAATAGCCCCACCAGTGGCTTATTTGTGGTGCGATCCATGTACGAAAACCCCGCCGAAGGTGGCATTGAGGAACCGATAGAGGTCATCGAGATCGATGATAAATCGCTCTCAGAAGAAGACCTTCAAGCTATTATCACCTCAGAGATAAGCTCCGCAGTCGAATTTATCGACAACGACGTTGGCCCTCAACGTGCCAAAGCGACCAAGTATTATAAGGGTGACAAGTTTGGCAACGAGGAAGATGGGCGCTCACAGATAGTATCGCACGACGTAAGGGATACGATTGGCGCGATAATGCCATCACTGATGCGGATCTTCTTTTCTACCGATAAGGTGGTGGAGTTCGTACCGAAGAACGCCGAAGACGTTCCACGCGCAGAGCAAGCAACAGACTATATTAATTACATATTCACTCAGGATAACCCTGGGTTCCTGACGCTGCAATCGGCCTTCAAAGACGCGCTGGTTCGTAAAGTCGGCATAATCAAATACTGGTGGGATGAAGACGTAGAAGTCACCACTGAGCATTTTAGCGGCCTCAATCCAGAAGCCTTGCAGTTTTTGGCCTCTGATCCCCAGGTTGCGGTCGCTTCCCAGGAACTCGCAATGGAGATGGACGAGATGGGTCAACCCATCGGAATGCCATCAATCGAAGCGACAGTAACCCGCCGGGTAGACAAGGGTCGAGTGAAAGTTGAAGCCGTACCACCGGAAGAGTTCTTAATAGATCGTGACGCTAAGACCTTGGAAGATGCAACGATTGTTGCTCACCGGACTACTTTAACGGTTAGCGACTTGGTGGCCAGAGGCTACGAAGAAGAGTTAATTCTAGAACACGCTGGCGATACCGATATCTTGAACTGGAGCGACGAATTAGCTGCACGGCAAGAAACACAGAGCTATGGTCAGGCGACTCGATCAGACGATGCCGCCAAAGACGTTAGCTACACAGAAAGTTACATCAAGGCTGATATGGATGGCGATGGAATTGCCGAACTGATCAAAGTTTGTAGCATTGGCCCATCTAATAAGGTGTTGTTCTGGGAACCCGTTGCCGATATTCCTTTTGCGACGTTCTGTCCTGACCCCGAACCCCATACCTTTTTTGGAATGTCTGTAGCTGATTCAGTCATGGATATCCAACAGACTAAATCTACTGTTTTACGAAATATGCTCGACAGTTTGTCGATGAGTATCCACCCGCGTACTGCGATTGTGGAAGGCCAGGCTAATATCGACGACGTTTTAAATACTGAGGTTGGCGCGATCATTCGCATGAGAAGTGCCGGATCGGTCCAACCGTTCGCTATGCCTTTCGTAGGCAAAGAAGCATTTCCAATGATGCAGTATCTCGATGAGTTACGCGAGAACCGCACCGGCATTTCTAAAGCAGCCGCTGGACTAGATGCAGCAGCCCTTCAATCAAGCACAGCATCGGCGGTCAACGCAACGGTCAGTCAGGCACAACAGCACATCGAGATGATCGCTCGTATCTTTGCCGAGACAGGCATGAAGCAACTGTTCAAAGGGATCTTGAAGCTAATCACGACGCATCAGGACGAGGAACGGATGACCCGGTTAAACAACCAGTTTGTCCCCATCGACCCAGCGTCGTGGAATGCTGACATGGATGTCGTCTCTAACGTCGCACTAGGTCAAGGGACCGACACAGAGAAGATCGCAGCACTGTCGCAGATCGCTGGTAAGCAAGAAGAGCTGATGAAGCTACTCGGTCCGGTGAACGCTTTGGTCTCTCCCAAACAATACAGCAACACGCTGGCTAAGATTGTCGAGCTAAGTGGGTTTAAAGATCCCTCGATGTTCATCAACGCGCTGCAAGATGGGCAACCATTAGTCCCACCGGAAGCATCGCAGAACAAGAAGAAATCACCAGAAGAATTGTTAGCTGAAGTTCAAGCGCAAAGCATCCAAGCAGACATCCAGAAGAAAGCAGCAGAGCTGGAATTGAAGCGTGACGAGATGATGAGGAAAGATGACTTGGAGCGTGACAAGTTGGATGCTGATATCCATCTTAAAGCAGCAGAGATCCAAGGCAAGCACGGCACCTCAGTCAACGTCGCACAGATCAAGGCTGACGTAGATCGTGACAGAGAAATGATTAAAGGTATTCAAGCTGGAAGAGGTGTTCGGTAGATGGCTGGACTCTTAGCCAATAACTACTCGCAACGCAATCCACCAGCGTTAGGTGATGCGTTGTCGGGTCTGTTGGGTAACTGGGGTGGCAATATCGAGCAAGGGCTATTAACTTCTTTCCCATTTTTAGCAGAAAACGATCCCTATAAGATCGGACAGAGTTTACTCCGTGAGGGTGTGGGTCTAGGAACCATAGCTGGAGTTAATGCCAAGACGTTAAACCCTAAGACCTTAGAACTAGCCGAGCAGATGCGTGACTCTGGAGCAAGTAGAGATGACATCTGGAAATCAACCGGTGAGCAGTTTGGTCAACCGTCTTGGTTTGATAACGGTCAATTTATGTGGGAGATAGACGACTCAGGCGCTAAGTATCTGACACCAGCCGAAGTTCTTGAAGAGTCTAAAAGGTTAGAAAATAAGTTAGTTAGCAATAAAGATGTAATCAAAACTAATGCAGATTCACTAAAAATACAAGGCGATATCTGGGAGAAAGACCTAAAAAAGACTCTCACCGGACTTAGGCGAGAAAATAAAGATATCAGAGGTCTGTTGGATGATTATGAAGGTGTTACTAGGGTTGCCGATGGGACTGGTTCCGCCTACTGGAGTACACCACTAAAAACCGTATTTCAGCACAAAGAGCTAGAGGCTGCCTACCCTGGAATCTTCGATTATCGGGCAAACTATTTTAAACCATCCCAATATCAAGACTACAGGGGTTTTCATCTACCTAACACCAAAGAGATGGGTTTAAGAGATGATTTAGGCGAGGACATGACCTCTGTTGGGTTGCACGAAGTTAATCACGCAATACAGACCGATCAAGGTTTTCCGAGAGGAAATAATCCAGATCAGGTTGTGCAGTCGAGAGTCAATTATATAGATGATGTTTTTGGAGCAAACGAAGACAGTTTACAAAAGTGGCGTGAACTTAGTAAGACGCACAAAGAAATGGAAGCGTACGCGGGGATAGATAATATTCTCGACTTCATGGATATCAAACAGCCGAGACATCTATTTAATACCCAACAGTATCACGAATATTCACACTATTTAAGACTGGAGTTAGGTCCACCACCGAAACGAGGACCGGAACGGTTGAAGTGGGCGCAAGACGCTGGACAGTTGATCGCGCACGAAGAGATAGGAAAGGCGAAGGGTCACCAATGGTGGACTTTCTATGAAGAAGACGGTTTTAAGTCAAAACTAGCTGAATATAGTAAAGACAGGAAGAGTCTCAAAAACAAGAAACGAAGACTGGATCGCAGACTCAGTAATTTGAGAAGTGACACCGAACAGGTGAGATTACTGAAGAACGAACGTGGCAGACTAGCCGAAGACCCTAACAGTTCACTACTGCGTCACTTCACTCCAGAAGAGCGTTATCAGATGTATCTGCGCGAACACGGGGAAGCAATGTCTAGGGCAGTGCAGCATCGAATGGGTATGTCGTTAGATGAGCGGATTAATAAGCCCATCTGGAAATCCTTAGACGTTCCAGAGAGTGAAATATTCAGACAATACCCCGAAAGCGTAGCGAAACAGGGACTCCTATGACCGGCCTTCTAACCAACAGCTATAGCCAACGCAACCCACCGTCACTCGGTGAGGCTATGTCAGGTCTGCTCGGCAACTGGGGTGGCAACATAGAGCAAGGGTTGCTGTCTGCACTTCCAGTGTTAGCTGAGAATGATCCCTATAAGATCGGGCAACAACTACTGCGCGAAGGTGCGGGGGTTGGCGGGATATCCGACGTTGGGGGTCTAGTTAAAGCAAAAGCTATGGGATTCGATCCATCTGCGGTATTTAGGCATGATAGATCTTATCGATATCCTAATCCTGATGAGGGGTCTATTAAGGAAATATTAACAGGGTCTGACAATACCGCGTTCGACGGGATATTTGCTGAAAATATCGGAGGTTATCACTCAGGTATGGAGTTATTAGACAATGATTTTATTGTTAAGAATCATGCGACTCACAGTAAATTCAACACGGCAGTTGATGGCAACCCATTAACGATGAGAAATGTGCTTGATGATGAGTTGGGGATATCTGCATTATCGCCTGGCCAGAAGTCTGAGCTAGAAGACCTTATTCGCGAGGATGAAGATGATGTGATTTCCTTATGGCAGACTGAATATGAAGGGGTGCCTGTGTGGGTTAATGAACTGTTTGGGACCGATGATCTAGGTGAGATATCTTGGGAGCTGCAGAGGTTAAGAGGAAGGGTAGCCAAGGCGCTTGGGTTTGACGCAGTAGATATGTCGGATGAGTTAGGAATATCTACACTGTTATTGGACGGAAGTGGAGTGAGAAATGTATCAGCGAATTTTAACCCGAAACACGCTGAGTCAAAGGGGTTATTGGAATGAGTAAATCAAAACAAACAATCCGCGACGAAGGGCAGAAGGCCTTGACCATCGTCGATGATGAACTATTCAACACCGTCGTGGATGAGGTGAAGCATGACCTTTTCCATGAGTGGATGCGAACAGAAGACACCAAGGAAAGAGAAGCACTGCACGGACTCGCCATCTCGATGGAAGTGATTCTAACGAGATTACGCGCGAAAGCAGATAATTTAACAATTGAAAGGAACACCCAATGACAACACCCAACACCCCAGAATCTGGAATTGGATTGTACGACGGAGTCGAACAGATATCTAACTTGGCTGGCTTGATGGACCCAGAGATGGACACACCAGAAGAGCAAGTCGAAGCGGTGACCGAAGAGGTATCCGTGACTGACGAAGAGCTGGCTTATGAAGCGAGTGAAGAATCAGTCGAGACGGAGGAACAAGAACAAGATCTTTCGGCAGAAGAAGAGCAACCTGATATCTACACTGTTCGAGTGAACGGTGAAGATGTTGAGGTCACGTTCGATGAGCTGACGAAGGGTTACTCTAGGGAATCTGATTACCGACGGAAAACTCAGGAAGTAGCAGAGCAGCGCAAAACTGTCGAGAGACAGATTCAAGAGGCTCAAGCGCAATTCCAAAAAACACAGCAGATGGAACAGCAGTACGCTGAACTCCTTCCTAAACTTGCACAACAACTACAGGCCGATAACCAACCCGAACCTGATTGGAACGCCGCATATGAGGCCGATCCCATTGAGGCAACGAAGTTAGAACGCCAGTACCGAGTGCAAAAAGAGGACAGAGCTAAGAAGCTGCAAGCGATCCAATCTGAACAGCAACGACTGATGCACGAATCCCAACAGGGTCAACAAGCCCGATATCAACAACACCTTGCAGAGCAAGCGCAGTTGTTGCCGGAATTGATCCCATCGTGGGCCGATGAAACAGTCAAAGCAACCGAAGTTGAAGCAATGCGAAAGTGGGCAGTGGATAGTGGGAGAGTTAGTCCTGATCAGATTAACCAAATCTCAGACGCTGGTCATGTTGCATTACTACATGACGCTTGGAAGTTCGGAATTGGACAGGCGAAGGTGCAATCAAAGCGTAAACCGGCCACATCGAAAAAGGGTCAAGCAGTTCGCCCCGGATCGAAAGCCGGAACGCCAAACGCACAACGCACTGCTGTGAAGAACGCCGCCGGTAAATTAAAACAGACTGGGAGCTACCGCGATGCGGCAGATCTCCTAATGAACTTAGACCTAGACTAAAGGAATTTAACAATGGCTATCGTAGCAAATACTTTTACTCGTTACTCTTCTGTGGGCATCCGCGAAGAGCTATCGAATGTAATCAAAAACATCTCACCGGAAGATACTCCATTCCAGAGTAACATCCGTTCTGAGAGCGTAAGCAACACTTACTTTGAGTGGCAAGAAGATGCACTTTCGGCAGCAGCCGCGAATGCACAATTGGACGGTGACGATATTTCGTCATTCTCTGCGGTCACTCCAACGACTCGCGTAGGTAACTACACGCAGATCATGCGTAAAGATTTTGTACTTGCTGATAGCTTAGAGTCTATCGACGCGGCGGGTAGAAAATCAGAATTAAGTTACAACCTCGCAAAAGTTGGGTCTGAACTTAAACGCGACGTAGAATTTAATCTACTGAGCAATCAGGGTCAGGCTGCTGGATCAACGACTGTTGCTAGAAAATCAAGGGGCTTGCCCGCTTGGATTTCGACCAACATAAGCAAAGCTAGTGGCGGCGCAAACGCTACGTCTGCAACCGCGGCTAGAACTGACGGTACTCAACGTGCCATGACCGAGGCGATGTTGAAAACCGTCGTTCAGTCTATGTGGAATGAGGGCGGCAAACCTTCAATGGTTATGGTTGGCCCACACGTTAAAACTGTTATCTCAGGATTCTCTGGAATCGCGGGACAACGCTTTAATGTCGATGGCAACAAGCCAGGTACGATCATCGGTGCTGCTGACATTTACGTTTCTGACTTCGGGAATCTTGAAATTGTACCTAACCGTTTCCAACGTGCCAGGGACGCTTTTGTACTTGATCCCGACCTATGTTCGGTTGCGACTTTACGTCCAATCAAACAGGTCAAATTGGCGAAGACCGGGGATGCAGAAAAACGCATGGTCATCACTGAGTTGGGCTTGAAAGTAGATACTGAAAAAGGATTAGGCTTGATCGCCGATCTATCAACTTCTTAATTTAGGAGATGAGGTGTGGTGGGGGAAACCCCACCCCATTTTAATTATGGCTAAACGATTACTAAGCGAAAACAGAATGACCGGCACGAAAACGTATCACGATTACGATGCGTCGAGCGATCAGTCCGTCATTACGACATCAGCAGATGTCACAGACATTATTGAGTCGAACAAATCACAGTTCAACGATACAGACGAGCGGGCGAGATACGGCGACATGAGTAAGGTCGCAAGCATCCCGATGAACGTCTATTTCGACTTGAAGAAGAAAGGGATTCTGAACGATCAGAAGAAAATGAAGGCATGGTTGAACGATCCCGATAACCGCTATTTTAGAACCCGACCAGGCAGAGTCTAATGGCAATAACGAATTATGGGCAACTGAAAACAGCCGTCGCAGATTGGCTAAACCGCGACGACCTTACTTCAGTTATTCCGACCTTTATAGACCTCGCTCATGCGAAGTTGAACAGACGGTTAAGAGTGCGTGAAATGATCCAGCGCTCAACGGCAAACGTCACTTCGCAGTACACGAAACTCCCCGGTGGATTTCTGTCGATGCGAAACATTCAACTGAATGTCAGCACACCGAAGTCGCTTGAGTTTCTGAGTGTCGAGCAGATGGACCAAGAACGAGCGTTAGGTAATGTTGCGCGGGAACCGGTTTACTACACGATAATTGGTGACACTATAGAAGTGTTTCCGTCACCCGACGCGACTTACGAAATTGAGTTAGCTTATTACAAAACGCTACCAGCACTCAGTGCTGATGCCGATACGAACTGGCTCTTGACCAAGGCTCCAGATTCTTACCTTTATGGCGCTCTGCTCCAAGCTGCACCCTATTTGAAAGACACCGCAGAAACCTCGCTCTGGCTCCAGGCTCATGACATGGTTGTCGGCGAACTGGAGACAGATAACGAGAAAGCGCTTTACGGTGGCTCGACATTGAAAGCCAGACACAGGACTTTCTAGATGACGACCTGGGCAATCGACGGCAACTCATGGGACGGTGACCAGACTAACTGGGACACGGCACCGATATTAGGTTTCGACATCGATACCTGGGATAGTTCGGTGGGGACTTGGGCTGCGGATGTCACGACCTGGGATTTTAATATCTTGTCGATGTCCTCGTCAGTAGTAGCGTCAGCGCAGCAAGCGATGGCCAACGCTACCTCGATCAGCACACCCAGCACCATTAGCACAGATGGCGCGGGACGGTTTACTGAAACGACCAGCGTCAGCGCTACCAGCGCAATTACTGGGGCGGCGGCGCATCAGATGGCCGAGTCAGTCGGCGTTAGCGCGGGAGCCACAACCACAGCGGTACAGCAGATGACTTTGGTTGGCGCGGCTACTGTTGAGGGTTCAGCCTCTCTAGATACTGTTTGCAACGGCGTATATGTGTCAGGCATTAACTTGAATGGTACGGTCACGCTGGTAGTCGACGCGCGACTATTTTGGGAACACAGCACCACCGACGACAGCACCTGGACTGAATCAACAGACGCAACAACTGCATGGGCTGACAAGTCCGACGACACAAAACCTTAGAAGGAAAATGAAATGAAATTGATTGAAGAATTTGGATTTAACAACTTATACAAGGTGATATGTCGCGGCGCTGATGGTGAAGTTAAGTGGGTCGAAGAGCAGCCTAATTTAGTGACAACCGAGGGCAAGAATCATCTGCTTAACACTGGGTTTCACGCTGGGACGGCAGTGACTACCTGGTACATTGGATTGAAGGCTACGGGTACGGCAGTTGCTGCCGACACACTGGCATCACACGCAAGCTGGGCAGAGTCAACAGGTTACTCCGGTACGCGCAAAGAGTGGACCGAGGGGGCAGCCAGCAGCGGATCAATCACTAATGCAAGCAGCGTCGATTACGCTATCAACGCAACGGCAACGGTTGCCGGAGTGTTTTTAGCCAGCGCTACGTCCGGTACGACCGGTACGCTGTTTGGCGCTGCGGATTTTAGTGCAGCTCGTAATGTGATCTCCGGCGATACGCTGCAAATCACGCTAACCGTGACAATCAGCTAGGGAGACTATTATGGGTTTAGAAACATTTACCTACGTCGATAGCCTCAACACATCGAACCCGACATCAAGTGACCCGAAGTCAGAGGGTGACGACCATCTGCGTGGGATAAAGACCGCAGTCAAAAACACGTTTCCGAACGTCACCGGTGCTGTGAATCCGACGCACACCGAGCTTAATTATGTGGACGGAGTAACCTCAGCGATTCAGACTCAGATCGACAGCAAACAAGCCAGTGATGCTGACCTGACAACCCTAGCTACCAACGGCATTGGCACATCGGCTAATCAAATTGTTCAGCTCGATGGGTCGGCACAATTACCTGCGGTATCGGGTGCGTTGCTGACGAATCTTCCAGCTGCTGGAGGAACAATAACAGCAGTGGCTTCAGGTGCTTTGGCGAATGGTGATACTGTTATTCTCAAATCTGATGGCAAAGTTGAGGTTGTAGCAAGTACGAGTTATTCTGAGAGTATTCCAACTGGGTCAGAAACCCAATTTCATAATGGAATGTTCAATTACTTTTCGTCTGCGTCCGACCCACTTGACTCAACGAAATTCGTTCTAGCTTTTCAGAATACTGTTGCTGGCAGTAATCAATATTATATGGGTGTTTTGGTAGGAACTGTATCTGGTACGACTTTGACGTTTGGCACAACCTATTATTTGTCAGAATATAACGCCAAAACACCTAGCGTTGCATATGACCCGAATACATCTGGGAAAATAATAATTGCCTATCGTGGAGATGCCGCACCAAATGCCGACGATGTGCGAGTGCTTGCCGCAACTGTGTCAGGTTCAACATTATCGTTTGGCTCAGTGTATAGCCCTACGGGGACAACCAATGGATATGACCCTAAAGTTGCTTTCGACCCAAATACTACAGGCTCTTTCGCAATCGCTTTTCGGGATGAGAATCATTATGGCACTGTGGTTGCTGGGACTATCTCTGGCACGACTTTGACGTTTGGCACAGCAACAGATTTCACAACATACGCAGTTAATTATTATTTGAATTACCCCTATAATACCCAAACTATAGCTATCCAGTTTGACCCTAATAATGTTGGCAAGTTTGCTGTCGCCTATAGTAAAGCGTCAAATGGCTACGGCTACAGCATCATTGGCACTGTGTCGGGAACAACTGTTACCTACGGTTCTGAAACCGCTTTCAATTCTGCGGCTTGTGGGAATCTGTCGTTGTCGATGATAAAGAAAAAAGACTCTGATTTTGCTATCTGCTATCAAGACACTTCTCGCCTTTCACACACCCGTATAATTAATAGTTCAGCGACTAGCATCGATACCGTTGCGTCTGCTGTTGCAACAGCAACGACAGGCTCTCACTCACGCTCTCCAGAAATGGTCTTTGATGAAAATTCTTATAAATGTATCATCTACTATATCAACGGTAGTGATTCAGTCATAGTTGTGGGAGAAGTTAGCAGTTCTTCAAATACATTGACATTCGGGACACCTGTCAACATCGATACAGCAAATAACGAGGATGCTCACGCACTTAACTTTTTAGGCGGACTGGAGGAATTTGGCAAGTTTTTCATTGCATATAGAGATGGAACTAGCAACGATGGTCAGTGTCGTTTAGGTCAAATAGCAACCACTTACAACAACCTCACAGCAGACAATTTCATTGGCATAGCAGATGCCGCATACGCAGATACAGCAACAGCAACTATTCAAGTCGTGGGGGCAACGGATGATGCCCAATCAGGATTGACGGTTGGCTCAAAACACTATGTTCAAAATGATGGGTCACTTTCCACAACTGCCGCTTCACCGTCCGTATATGCCGGACTTGCACTTTCTGCTACTAGCTTACTAATCAAAGGATAACAAATGAAAACAATACTATTTAACGACTCGAATATATCTGCATATCAATTTGATGATGCAACTGCAATCACAATGTCATCAGAGAATATCACCACACCTGATTTCATAATTGGCGACCTAAACAACACCAATTCAACGCTTGTTGAAAACGTCACCCCACCAGATGATTGGCAGGGTGGAAGATACACTTTTGCAGGTGGGACATGGACTCAGGTCGTGGGTTGGGTTGACCCAAAGCAACAAGAAATCGAACGTCTTGAAGCTGAGTTGGCGGCGCTGAAAGCGTAGACCGTATTTAAGGATTAAAAAGGTAACGAAATGGCAGATACTACGACAACGAACTATGCGCTCACGAAGCCAGAGGTTGGGGCATCGAGCGACTCATGGGGTGGCAAGATAAATACAGACCTCGATACTATCGATACCACCATCAAGTCGGTATCTGATGTGGCGAATGCCGCAGCAGTCAAGGCCAGTAATCTGTCGGACCTAGCAAGCGCTCCTACGGCGCTGACTAACTTGGGATTAACAGCGACAGCGGCAGAATTGAATCGGTCTGACATCACCACCGAAGGCACGGTGGAGGTATCTAAAGTGGTCACAGCAGATGCCTCTGGCAATATCACTGTACCGGCGACAAAGACAATCGACGGGAGAGACATATCGGTTGATGGTGCAAAGCTCGATACTGTTGCTACGAACGCTAATAACTATGCGCTTCCAGCGGCGACAGCATCTGTGCTTGGTGGTGTGTCTGTCGGCGGCGGTTTAGCTGTCACGGCGGGTGGCGCACTGTCAGCGGAGGACATTACCCCGGCGATGTTGGATAGTGCATTTCAACTCAGCACGTCAGGATCCATAGCCAGTTCAGCGATGCCATCTGGATCGATACTAGTATCGAGTAGGGCGTGTTTATGGGAGGGATCAAACGGTACTCCCGCCAACGGAGTTTTCGATGCACCAACTGCGGCGCGACAATCGTACAGCATCACCCCCAGCGCCGCTGACCAGTTCAATCTCAGCAGCGGAACATTTTTGAGCATGTATTTGGAATTTGAGTGCGTTAATGCTGAAGATGGTTTTGCGGTGGGCGATGTTATCGCGAGAGATACAGCCAGCGTTAATGGCAGCGACAACGAGCAATGGCCGATATGGCATAATCATGGGGGCGATTTTAGCCACACTGATATGAGAATTAATTTTAACATCGGCGACAGTTACTCCAACTATCTTTTTCATCTGTACACACAGCCTGGGGGCAGTGCTAGTGCCGCTTGGTATCAATTTAGCAATTTCGCGTTGTATGCTCGGCTATATTACACACCGTAAGGGGATTAAAAATGCCAATCCTACCAATAAAAATCCCACCTGGCGTTTACAAAAACGGCACCGAGTATCAGTCGAAAGGACGTTGGTCCGATGCTGATTTAGTACGCTGGCACGAAGGTGCGATGCGTCCAATCGGCGGTTGGAGACAACACACCACCACTGCCTTCAGCGACAAGGCCAGAGCGATGTTAGCGTGGGGCGACAACTCCGGTGACCGGAAAATAACTATTGGCACGGCATCTAGCCTGTATGCTTTGGGGGAAGGTACAACTTTATATAACATCACACCGACAGGGCTTACAGCTGGCAGCGTTGATGCCTTCAAAGCGACCGGTTATGGATCGCAACTTTATGGCAAACACAACTACGGAACAACGCGACCTGATACGGCAACGTACCAACCCGCGACAACGTGGTCACTGGACAACTGGGGAGAGAACCTCGTCGCCTGTTCGACCTCCGATGGCAAGATCTACGAGTGGTCGCTAGTGTTCGCTACTGTGGCCGCTACGGTAGCCAACGCACCCGTAAGTAATCAGGGCATCGTCGTGACCTCGGAACGATTTCTGTTTGCGCTAGGCGCTGGTGGTAACAATCGTAAAATACAGTGGTCAGACCAAGAAGACAACACAACGTGGACACCCAGTGCTACGAATCAGGCGGGTGACGTTGATCTCATCACCGATGGAGAAATTCGGTGTGGCGCGAGAGTAAGAGGGCAGACTTTAATACTGACCACAACTGACGCTCATGCAGCGACCTATCAGGGCGCTCCCTATGTCTATGGTTTTGAGAAAGTGGGATCGGCTTGTGGAATCATTGGACCAAAGGCGCTGGCGACGGTAGACACCTTTGCGGTTTGGATGGGGAATAGCTCATTCTTCGTGTACGATGGATATGTGAAAGCGTTAGATTGTGATGTGGCAGATTTCGTGTTCAACAATATCAATGTCGATCAACGCGCGAAGATCTACGGATTACTAATCAGTCAATTTAATGAGGTATGGTGGTTTTACCCATCCGCCGGGTCCACTGAGTGCGACAGTTATGTGAGCTGGGACTGGGTTGAAAATCACTGGAATGTCGGTAGTCTAGCCCGCACCGCTGGCGTTGATAGTTCTGTTTTCAGATCGCCATTTTTAGCTGGCACTGACGGTTATATGTATGAGCATGAAACTGGATTTACATACGATTCCAGAACCCCATACGCGGAATCTGGACCCTTAGAAATTGGTAGCGGCGAGAACGTGATGAACGTCACCGGTATGATTCCAGACGAGGCTAATTTAGGTGATGTCCAGGCTAAATTTAAAACACGATTCCACCCAACTGATACGGAACGTACCTACGGACCATACTCAATGACCAACCCAACATCGGTGAGATTTACTGGTCGACAAGTGAAGATGCGTGTTGAGTCAGCGAAGAACACCGACTGGCGTGTGGGTGATATGCGACTCGAAGGCAAGGTGGGAGGTCGTCGATGAAGTTACCACGACCACCAAGCACCTACTCGGCGCAACATGAGCATCAACGCAACTTGCTAATCGAACTCGATGCTCAGAGCAACTTGAAGAGCAATCGAGATATCGAAGTTGGCGATGGAAGGCTAATTTTAACTTCTGCTAACGGAACGCGCTATGCACTTTCAGTTAGCAACGCTGGAACACTATCGACGGTGGTTGTGTGAGGTTACTCGAAGTCCCCACTACCCATGTCCACCAAGCGTGGCCGAAGATGGTGCCATTTCTGGAAGATGTCGCGCCACACGGCAACGGCGAGGGGTCGGTTGAGCAATCAAAAGTATCACTGATCAATGGTAGTAGCACAGCGATCATTGTGATTGATTTATCCGGTGAGACAATCGGCGTGATCGTGGGTGAATGGAAAATGACCCCGGGCAAGCGGATCTTTTTTATCACTGCGTGGGCGGGCAGTAATGCTATGCCGGATGAGCTGTATGAAGATGTCGAAAAGTGGGTTAAGAAGAACGGTGGCACGGCAATGCAATGTGCCGTCAGGGACTCGATGGGTAGGATGTTAAAACAACGATGGAAATATGCGAAAGTTTACACAATATTTGAAAAGGAAATAGTATGAAAATGCTGAAGAAATCAATCTACACTCTGCTCCCTTCGTTAGCATTTCTGACGTTCAGAGGTAAGGGGAGTGGTGGGGGTAGTTCACACAGCGTCACCAAACAGGAACTGGACCCAGATGTAAAAAAGAAGTGGTTGGCGATGTATGACACCGCTGAAGATGTCGCAGATAGAGAATATGTCCCATATACCGGTGACATGATTGCCGGGTTTGACCCGCTGCAAACCAAAGGTTTTGGAATGTATGAAAGTGCGGTGGGTACTGGAGCGGATGCTCTGTCCCGTGCAATTTCAACAGCTAACACCTCCGCTGGATACACACCGGACACCGTGAACACCCGAACGATGGGATCGACTTTTGAAGATTATCTTAATCCATATACTGGTGAAGTTATCGATACAACCATGCAAGACATGGAAAGGCAGCGGCAGATGGCAATGGGAAATATCGCGGGATCGGCCCAAGCAGCTAACGCTTTTGGCGGGAGTCGGCATGGCATTGCGGAGTCTGAAACTAACCGAGGGTTCGCTGACGAAATGGGGCAGATCTCAGCTCAACTTAGGGACCAAGGATTTAACACGGCAATGCAAGGCTTTATGGGCGATTCAGCTTTGATGCAGCAAGGTGATATAGCTAACCAAGCGGCGGGTCTTGATGCGAATAAACAGTCGCAGTCTGCGTCTGCGTTACTCGCGGCGCTGTCTGGTCAGGAGCGAGATCAAGCGTTTGGTGATGCACAGATGATGGTCGATCTAGGGGCCGAGCAACAGGGTATGGCTCAATCGGAACTAGACTTGGCCTACCAAAAGTTCACCGAAGAACAGGACCATCCACTGCGGCAGTTGGAAACATTGATGTCGGCCTACGGCATATCTCCTCAACTGTCTGGAACTACCACCACAACGAAAAGCTGATGAGTGACTTAGCGCTAAAAGATAAGATCCTTGAGCTAGAGGATAAAATCGCGGCGATGCCGCAGGTCGAGGGGAGGGTGGATCACATCTTCTCCGATGGTCTGTACGCTCGAACGCTTTATATTCCAGCGGGGTCAGTGCTTACTGGGAAGGTCCATAAACGTGACCACATCAACTTTCTGATGAAAGGCACCATTAGGGTGATGACTGATGAGGGTATGAAATTACTGGAAGCACCCCAAATCATCTCATCGAAGAAGGGAATAAAAAGAGCTGGGTTCGCTATCTCAGACACGGAATGGACCACAATTCACGCGACTACGGCTACCGATGTGGAGACAGCAGAGGAGGAGTTGGTGGAAGAGGGCAGACCGCATATACTGAAATTACTGGATGAACAGAAATCTGTTCATAGACAAAAGGAAATAGGAGAAGAATCATGAGTTTTGGATTAACAATGGCTGGTGTAAGTAGTTTTCTTGCTCCTATGGTAGTTCCCGCGCTAACGGGTGCTGGGGTTGGGTTAGCGTCCGGCGCTCTCAGTGGCGACGGATTTAGTGATGACGACTGGTGGCAGAATATGCTGTTAGGTCTTGGAACTGGAGCTGCGGCGGGTGCGTTCAGCGGAGCCGGACCCATGTCTGGAAAGATAGAAGGTCTGCTTGGTGGTAAATCTATGACAGGATCACAGCTCGGTGCTAATTTAGGAACTGGCCCAGCACATATATCGAGCTATGCAAATAACCCTGCCGCAGCCAAGTTCATAGATCCAAGCATGGTTACCGAATCTGGCATGGATTACACCGGAATGTGGAACAACGTCAACAGCGCTGGAGAATATATTGGCACGAACCCAGATCTTATCGGCCAAGGTGGAGGGATGTTCGGAAGCATGATGCCTTCTAAAGACACTATGGTGAAAGGATTACTCGGATCACAGATTCTCAAAGGCATGACGAAACAAGATCCAAAACCCGCAGCACAACAAGCTCGGATATCACCTATCAGTAAGGCGGGAGCGCCGATGAAGTTATCTCGCCGAGGCGGTCAACCCGGTGGAGCTTTCATGGGTGGTGGACCAAGAGGACCGTTAGGATCAAGGAGATATTAGAAATGGGATTACTCGATATGTTCGGTGGTAGTGATGCCGCACCAACGCCAACCGGTGGAGGGATGTTTGATGCCTACTCCCCACAGAATCAAACTAACCTACAGATGGCAATGCTGGCTGATATCGTGGGCAACGTTATGGGCAAAGACGTTAACGCCATGCAGACTGCCATGCCACTGGTTGAGAACGCGAGGAAGTTGCGGTTGCAGAATGAGCAACGAACTGCTATTTCTAACGCATTATCTGGAGCAAACCCCGCTATGCAAGCACTAGCTCAAAGCTACCCTCAAGCGTTTGCTCAGGGACTGGCCACCAACATGAACAGGGATAGTTTCCGGCCAGCGACGCAAGCGGAAATAGACTCGCTAGGGTTGACGTTAAAACCAGGTCAGTTACTACAGGTAAACTCTCGGACAGGGCAGTACGACATTAAGGGTGGCGCTGGTATGTCTATTAACAACTTCCCTAAAAACCAGCTATCCGATGTCTTCGGCGGGCAGATTAAGACCGCGATGGATGCGGGAGCTGAGAGCGGTGACAGCGCAAGGCAGTCACTCCCGATGATTAACAACATGATTGACCTTCTTGGGTCGGGCAGATTTGACACAGGAATGGGGGCAGAGTATGCGCTAGATGCAAAAAGAGCATTTCAAACCCTCGGATTTGATGTTGATGCCGAAGCTATTGCTAACGCTGAATCGTTCGTTGGTCAGTCTAATAAGATCATCCTACCGGAAGTTAAACTATTGGGTGTTAACCCTACAGATAAGGATTTGGATTTCATCGTCAAAGGCTCACCAGATTTGTCTAAATCTAAACGAGGCAATATGTTGATGTTGAAAGCCTTACAGATTTCCAAGCAGCGTGCGATTGCGATGCAAGATCATATGGAGAATTGGCTAGAGAATGAGGGGGTTAAGTTTCAACACCCTGGTGCCTTCCTAGTAGGGCGGAATAAGGCCAGAAGATCATTTAACAATAACCCATTCAATGAAGCTATAAGTTCGTTGCGTAGCAGTGTGAATGCCGAGGTTAAAAGTGGTAAGGGTAATGAGAGTGGCAACGCCGCTACTGGCCGCCACACATCACACAACCCAAACACAGGGGAAACGGCTGAGTGGGACGGTACTAAATGGGTTCGTACTACAGGGGGTGGTCAATGAGTAAAATCCCAGAACCACCAGAGGGGTTTGTCTTAGATAGTAAAATCCCAGATCCACCAGAGGGGTTCTTACTAGATAATATCGAAGACCCTTACGGACCAATCCGTACAGGTTTGCAAGGTCCAACGCTCGGATTTAGCGACGACATCTATGGAACCTATAGAGGGTTTACTGATGATGAGCTTATAGCGAGAGCAAAGGCGAAGGGAGTTAGTCCGACAGAACTAGGTCGAGAAGAGGAATACAACAAGCTCCGCGCCTACCAAGATAAGTATCCTGGTAAAGCTCTCGGTGAAGAAGCGCTGGCATCATTCGCTACGCCAGCTATAGGACAGATAGCTGGAATACCTCGTTGGATGAATATATTAAACCGGACTAATAAATTAATTCGAGACAACCCTGTTGCCTCGGCAACTGGATTAGCTGGTGTGGCTGGCGCTGGGCATAGCGAGCCTGGTGGTGAAAATATCGTGCAGGACACGTTAACAAGTGCGGGTCTAGGTGGAGCGCTTCAGACCGGAATGAAGGTGGTAGGTGCCGCAGCACCAGTGGCCGGTGAATATCTCAGCGCTGCGATAGCTCCAAAAGCGTGGGCAAAACATACTGGTGGGCGAAGAGGAAGAAACGCTGTTCGACAGTCACTTAATAACGATGGTGTTGCCGATATCAGCGCTCATATCGAAGATCTAATCAGATCGAAAAAACCACTAACATTAGCCGACAAGAACCCGAACACACTTGGGTTAGTCGATGTCACTAAGAACCACCCAGGGCCTGGCAGAACCGCGATAACTGAGCATCTTGACCAACGCGACAAGATGTCACTAAGTCGCCTCAATGCCGACGTTGACGAGGTAGCGGGTAAGGGAAGCTATTACGACACTATGCAATCGATGATTGCGTCTAGGAAAGGTAGGGCTAACGAACATTATACAAGAGCCTACGAACAGCAGATCCCGGTTAACGATGAACTTGTCAGCATACTGCGAACACCGGCTGGGAAAAAGGCGTTAAAAGATAGTTACAAGTTAGCGGGTAACGAGCGTATGAACTTACCGAGGGTCAGGTTTACTGATGATGGGAAGTTAGTGACTGAACAGGGTGGTAGGATCGTTGCCATCGATACTCGTCACCTAGATTTCATTAAGAAGTCACTGGATCACGACATCGGGAAGAAGCTGGGTTTCGCCTCCGGCGAAAGTGGTTCAAGCAATACTAGAGCTGTTATAGAGCTAAAGAACAAGTTACTGGATATTATGGATGAAGTTAATCCAAACTATAAAACTGCGCGTAACATCTTTGCGGGAGATAAATCGATAGAGAACGCTATGGAAAGTGGGAGAACCATTCTAAGCGAAGAGTTCCCAGAACACGTTCGAGATATGGTTAAGGTTATGTCGGAATCTGAAAAGACAGCATATCGCATGGGCGCGATGAGTGCGATCCGCGATAAGTTCGGTGGATTCGTAGAGGGTGCCACTGTTACGAATATGGCGGGGAACAAAGCCTACAATCTACTGAAGAACAATAAGGGCGTTCAATCCATCAGGGAAACATTTCCTAGCGGGGATCCTGGCACCAAACAGTTTAATAGTTTTATGAAAAAGCTCGGCGACGAGATGGATATGAAGCGTACACACTCGCGGGTAATGGCTGGTAGTCAGACTGCGGAAAGACTCGCTAACGAGGCTAATTTACTCCCCAACATCCAACCCAAACCACTAGCGCAGTTTCTTGAAAATCTAAATCCTGGTTGGCGACAAGGTGCCAAGAATAATGAGATGAGCGAGATAGCTAGAATGTTGACCACAGATGCGCTAGATCCCGCCGGACTAAGAGCGCTAGGTAAGCAGTTGGGGGGAGCTGAGTCAAACACTTGGATGGACCCGATGGGTAGACTGCTAAAACCTGGCAGTGTCGGACTATCTGCCAACACTGCTGGAATGATGGCCCCATCAGCGTCGCAGGGGCTGTTAGATTTGATAAACAGGTAAATAAATGGATAAAACGACAACAACTTTAGGGATAATTATGAGCGCTGGAGTTTCAATTATTACCATGTCGATAGGGGCGTTGCTTTGGGCGGATGCTAGATATGTTTCTGCTGAGACTTTTGAACAGGCTCAGACTCAGACGCAAAAAGAGTTCAGCAACATTCGTAAAAACGATCTGGAGGACAAGATATTTGAGCTTCAACTGCTCGATAATCCAAGCAATCTTGACAAGGCGAAAATAGACCGATACCAGAGACAACTAGATGAGTTAATGCGATGAGTACACCGGAGAAATGTAGCGAAATGGAAACCATATTAAAAGTTCACAGGAGTCGAATTGACGACTTAGATAAAATGCTCAGTAGTATCAATACGCAATTGATCCAAATAAAAGCATGCGTATATGGGGCGCTAGGATATGCGGTCGCCACACAGCTAGGCGTTATCGAAGCGATTAAGTTGTGAGTGAGCTACTACTTCTTCAGATTCCCAATTTTAATTATATTGTTAGCAGTAGCCGCAGTAATAGTGCTGATAGCGATAGGTATATACGAGATGTTTTATGTCATTCAAGATTATCTTTGATCTACTCACATTTATAGCGTTAGCCGTTGCGGCTGCATCTGTCGCCACATGGCTATTGCACCATTGGTTAGGAGTATATTATGTTTAAAAATAAGTTAAAGATTGAAGCAGTACCAAGGGAAGATGCTTATTTACTTACCAGTCGTCTCTCATACATTACCTCGCTTGGGGATAAAATTATCATCCCTAAACATTTTAAAACCAACTTCGCGTCAGTTCCGCGCCTAGCTAAGTTCTACATCGATGATGATGACTGGCAGATCAGAGCGCCCTCTGTAGTTCATGACTATTTATATAGCGCTGAGTCAGCAGAATTAGGCTTTACCAGAAAACAGGCAGACGAAGTGCTGCTTGAAGCGATGATGGGTTTAGGGATGCGTAAAACCAAAGCATTGCTCATCTATTTCGTACTAAGATTATTCGGGGGTCCAAATTATGAAGCACGATAGCATCACGTTGCCAAGCTGGTTCAATTTATTGCTCATTATGTTGATAGCGATACCGCTGCTTACTGCCTGTTCAGCCGCAACAACCATAGCAAACGGAGCCGACTTTGCCGTGTCCAAATATTGCAAGATTCCCAGTGCTGGGCGAACAGCAGTACGAGCGGCAGTGGGTCGCGCTGTGTCTCCAAATAGAATTGAGATAACCTGTGCAAAAGATTAGCCAGCATTTCGCCAGAAGCGAGTTCGCTTGTCAGTGCGGAAACTGTCCACAGTCGCAAGATCCTACGGTTGATGTGACGTTGATTCAGATACTGGAAGAATTGCGACGGCATTTTAACGCCCCTATAACCGTCACCTCCGGTGTCAGATGTAAATCACATAATGCTTCAGTAGGGGGATCAGTTTTTTCCAAGCATCTCGAAGGAAAAGCAGCAGACGTTTTACTGAAAGGGGTAACGCCGGACAGGGTTTATGATTACTTAGTTGATCGGTATCCAGGGTATGGTTTTGGTAAATATGAGACCTTCACACACATCGATAGTCGTGGGTTAAAAGGGAGATGGGAAGTGAAGGGCTAAAAACTTTACTTCTAATTTACTTCATAAAAACCTTACTTCACTTTTACTTCAGTACCCTCGTCAGCCCAGTAAACTCAAGGCGTGACGGTGTCTCCCATGAGCTTTGAACGTGTTATGTGCGTTTATGGGTATTAGTGGGTATTTGTAGTAAAAACAAGCACTTAGCCTGATCTACCAGCAGCTCCATTTGTGTTTTTCGTTGCAAAACTGGGTAAAAAGCGATATGGTTTACTTCAGATTTACTTCAGGTGGGGATCTGAAATGGCTAATTTTACCAAGGTCGGTAGGCGATACCGTGCCTCAGTGTGCGTGAATGGAATTAGGAAATCAAGGAGCTTTCGGACTAAGACAGAAGCGAGAGGCTGGGCGTTGCAAACTGAGATAGAAATAGATACTGGTGTGGGTGATCCGACGCATTATCTCTTTGAAGATGCGCTGATTCGATATCGTGATGAGGTGACGGTACTCAAAAAAGGTAAGAAGCAAGAGGGTGATCGAATCAATGCGATGCTACGCCTTCCATTGGCACAGATGCGGCTCGACGATATTACCAGCGATGATCTTGGTAAGTACCGTGATGAGCGGTTAAAGATCAACGGTGGTGGGACCGTTAATCGTGAGCTGAGTCTGATGTCAGTAATATTCAATCGCGCTAGGATCGAATGGAAGTGGGTCGAGAAGAATCCAATATCAGATGTGACCCGCCCCAAGAATCCAAGGCCCAGAGATCAACGGATTAACGATGACGAGATCCAGCGGGTGTGTGACGCTTTGGGTTATGCCGGTGGTGAGATAAATAGTTCTACCGATCTGGTCGCCGTGCTGTTTCTTCTAGCTATCGAAACCGCGATGAGGCTGGGTGAGTTGTGTGCGGTGGTGCCGAGTAGTGTACATTTGAGTGACCGGTACGTCGAAGTGACCGATTCTAAAAACGGTGATAAAAGGAAAGTACCACTATCAAAGAAGGCTGGTGATCTTTTTGGCAAGGTCATCCACGCTCAAATGAAGATCACTTCAGCCACTGCCGGAGCAATTTACCGTCAGCATCGAGGTGCAGCAGACATGGACCACTTTAACTTCCACGACACACGGCACGAAGCGATCACTAGGCTCGCTCAGAAACTGGACGTACTGGACCTCGCCCGGATGATCGGGCATCGAGATCCTAAATCACTGATGATCTACTACAATGCAACGCCGAGCGAAATTGCTAGTCGGCTTGATTGATACGCTCACCGATCCACCGCATCACAGGAACAGCCATTGAATTGCCAAGTGCCTTATATCTGGGGCCATCAGGACAGTCATCTGCACTCTTTTTGCGGTA